CCCCACTCCCTCCCTCCCTCGCTACACTATCTTCATCTATACATTTAAAATATATATCATCATCAGTTACATCACTACTTATGTATTGAAAATATTTCTTGTCATCAGAAGTAATGCCATCACATTTATAAACACCACCACCACCCGCGGCCAAATCTGGGTGTGATTCGGGACCATTCTTACCATCAGCAGGATCGCGGTTGAAAACAAAGTCGCGGGCTGTATTTAGTGGTGGTGCCAAAACGCCCCCGTCGGGAGTTCCAGTTAATTTGAATGGTTGGTCTTGGTCTTGTGGAATATTTACCCCTCCCTTCCCCCCTTGTGATACAGGCGGCATGATATTTTTAACACTATTTTCGGCTTCTGCTATGTTACATCCGGGGGCGGGCTGCCTCGTGCAATTGCCCTGGGTGGCGCTAGAAACAAACCCAATGTTGCCTGCACTTGTTTGAATATTATTAGCTGGTTCAAATGTAGCACCTTGTGCTAATATATAGTATGTTTGGTCATTTTTTCTTTTTATGTAAGAATAACTTGAGGGCGTATTCATACTGCTACCGCCTCTTCCAACCCCTATTTCATACTCACCAGGCTCTAAATCTAGCGACTGGTGAATTAGGGCACCTCCTCCTCCTCCTCCTCCTCCTCCTTCTTCACTACTCTGTGCCCCACCATGTGACCCACCTCCAACTACTGTAGCTTCTACTTGTAATGATATAGGAGTCTTAAAAATATATTTTGTGTGTGCGTCTGTGTTTGTATCATTATTAATATAAACAAATGATATTACTTTTTGGTTGGATGTGGTAGTTACAATTGCAATCGGATTTTTGTCAAAACCAATTGGACTACCGATGGGGGCACCATAGTGTGTTTTAGTCATAGACCCATGATCCAAAATATTAACTTCTTGACCCGCTGCGTTTTTTTGTTTAACTGTTATTTTCATGCTTGGTGCAACCACCGACCTGTCAATGTGCAAACTATCGCGAGGTTCGATACCCTCCCACCCATCCAGCGCGCTTATTCTGTCCAAATATAGTAGAAGGTCTTTATTTTCGTCCTTTAAATAATTCATTGCAACATCTATATGAGAATCCAGACTGTCCTCTGAACTCTTCCGTGTTATAAACGCAGTCAAAGTTTCACTCTCATAATCATCATAGTCACCAGATATATCTTCGAAAGTTTCAAATAATTCAAATCCAAAACTATTATATATTTTATTTAATATATTTGGTTTTTTATAAGTTTTTGTATAAATATTTTTTTTATTTCCAATATAATTATATATAAAAATATATAATATTAATGATATTATTATGAATGTTATAGGAATTGATATATTTATATTTGACCCGCCTATAACGCTAAATAATGATAATGTAACAAATAGTATAATCAATAATAATGTTGCGACATAAATAATTATAGAAACATTGTTTAAATATTGTCTATCATTATTAATAACATTATCAATGTTATTAATTTTTACATTATTATTTTTTATTTTTTTATCTATATCATCGAAATTTTGGTTATATTTAATTGCCTTATTAACTCGAAATTCTGTTTTGGTTATATATCTTTTATCCAACAATTCCTCAATTTCCCCCTCTAACTTCTCTTTTTCTTCGTCATCTTGTGATAATAAAATTTGTTTTTTCTTTTGCTCAATTTTTTTCATTATTTTTTTGTCTTTGTTAAATTTTTTTTGCTTTGTATTTTTAATTACTTTCAAAAATGATTCATTATTATTTTCATTTATTATGTTATTAAAATTATTAAAAAGTTTAGAGAAAACAAATATAATACTATTTATTTCTTGAACTTTCAAAAATGATTCATTATTATTATCAGCATCAGCATCAGTATCTGCATATATGTTAAAATACTTGTGAATTGCAAGTGCAATATTATAATTTAATAATAATTTCATAAATTTTGCATTATATGATATTGTTAATAATGAATAATAATCTATGTTATCTGGATGAAAATCGAAATAATTATTATCACTTTTTATTATTAAGTCATTAAATAAATCGTTATCTTGATTTCGGTTATCAGCACTCGTGGGTAATGCCAATTCGTATATATTTGTTTTATCACCATTAGTTGATAAATTAAATTTAATATTATAATAGTTGTCAGCGTTATCATCATTTTTAATATTAATTATATTTTCATCTATGGTTTTATATCTTACTTTTATGTCAAATTCATGTGAATATAAACTTTTATTATCAATTACATTTTTTGCTTTTGAAATTTCTGCTAAATTTCTGAAATATTCAGATATAAAATCATATATAAACATATATTCTTTCATTCTCTCACTCGCATAAAAAGATAAATCTATATCAATATATTTTTGATTTGTTAAATTATAAGATTCAAAGTTATCAGTATAATATATTATTTTTTTTTTTAATTTATCATAAATAGTGCCAGTTAAATTCGTGGTGTTAAGTATTTTTCCTAACGCAACAGAATCAAAAGAGTCGTCGTATTCTTGGCTAATCAATAATTTTGATAGTTCTTCAATATTTAAATCGAAAGGGATCCCACTCATTTTAATGTCTTCTAATAAATAGTAAAAAAAAAATATGTTAAATTATACTTTGAACGGTTTTACCCAATATTTTTTTTTAGATTTTCTTCTAACATTTTTATAAATATCTATATATAAATGTAATACTATTATAAAAAATATTATGGTTGCTATTATATAAATAACTAATATATAATCATTTAGATAAGAATAAGATAAAAATACAAATGAAAGCAAAAATGTAATATATGATAAGTGTTTATATATATAATGCGAATTTATATAATCATGAATTAATATATCAGTCTTTGAGTCTAAAATATTTGTATCGTTATCTATTCTTGTATTTTTTTCTGAATATTTTTTAACTTCCAAATTTAATCTTGGATTAATTTCATTATAATATGTGTTTGGATTGAAGTCTACACTATCTAATTCAGCTATTAATCCTTTTATTATCGCCATTTTAGTGTTACAATCGTCGAATTTTTTTATTAGATTACCTTCAGTAGTATATGCAAGCTTGTTGGGAAAGGACGCATTTTGTCCAGGAACACTCACACCGTCTTTTTTCTTTGTTATTTCTGTTATAAATTTTAAATATTTAGTATTTAAAATGAAATCCAGATGATACTTGGCCGCCCCGGTCTCGGGTGCGGGGGTTTTGAATATATTTTCAAATGTAGTTATTAAGTCGCTATTTGAATATGTTGTAGTACTATTTAATCTAGATGGAGAAAATATTATCTCTAGTTTAATATTATCGTCGTTGTCGCTACTTATATTTTTTAGTTTAAATCTACTTAGTGGTACTAATAACATTAGTGATAATTCTAATAATATTTTATTATGAAAATCAGTGTTATTTGTCACAAAATCATATTTTAAATCTAATTTTATTTCATACGTGATATCTTTGGGTCTGCTGTCAAATTCAGCTTTTAATGCTTTAATTTTTGCTTTAATAATCCTGATCGCTTCCAACCCTTTTTCGTGGATTTCGCTAACAATTTTTTCTTCTTGTTCCGCCGCAGTCTTCGCCGCCGCCGCATCCTCTGCTGCTTTCGCCGCCGCCACTTGCAATTCGTGGCTGCCGCTGTCAAAGGCCACTCTTTGATCGGCTAAAGCAGCAGCAGCATCAGCAGCAGCAACAGTGGCAGTACTAAGCTTTAGCCCCGCGGCTGTCAAGGCTGACCGAGCCTTTGCTGCTGCTTCTTCTTCCGCCAATTTGTCTGTGCCTTTTCGCACAATTTTACTCTCTATATCTGCAATGTCTTCAAGAATTCCTTGTGTTTCTGCGGTTAGGACGCCAGTCGAGCTATCTTCAGCTGTTGTATAACCCTCAGTAGTTGTTATAGCAGCTAACCGCGCGTCCATCTCTGCACGGTAGTCGCCAACCGCGCTTTTGTAGGTGCTCTCCAGCCTTTCCGAAGCAGCCGTAGCATCATTCTGCTGAGCAATCAGACTATCAAGGCTCGACTTCAGTTTATTAATTGTACCCAGCTGTTTTACTTTCGTTTCTAGCATAGTTCCAGCATTAGTTACTTTAGTACTAATTGCTTTAATTTGTAATTCCATATCCTTAATTTTTTCATTGATTTCCGTAATTTTTCCGACATGATTAATTTTTGCTAGTTCGTATTTTGCAGTTAATTCTTTGAAGTCTTTCTTTGCGTCACTGTATTTAGTGCTATCTATGGTCGTGTTTGTCTTATCATCTAAGCTCTCCTGTAAGTCTATATAGATTGTATTTTGTATTGTCTCATTTGGCGGTGTCGGTGTGCCTTCAGTCTGTATTTCAGAATTCTCAAGACTAAGTGAATGTAATGAATCTAAATACTCTTTGGACATTAAATCTGCTCTGTTGCTATCGGGTGGTAACATTGTCGAATCGAAATTTTCATAAGTTTTATTTTTAATAATATAATTATTTATTAATATTACACAAACAATTATAGATAGTATAATTATAGATAATAGTTTTGAAGTATTTAATGAATAATAATTAATAGTAATAAAGAATGTAATAAATGATAATATCATTAATAATGATATTACTATTATTTTAATTTTATTTGTCTGAATATCTGTTTTAGTTATTTTTACCTTTCTATAATTATTTTTAATATAATCATGATTTTCTAACAAATTATAATTAATTTGTTGTAACTTATTAATTGCTATTTTTGCATTTTCATTTTTTTCAGATTCTGATATCTCATCAACCAATTCAACTGATTTTATAATTATAATCAATTCATCTAATTTTATTTCATAACTTGAAAACAATTCATAGAATTTTAGTAATATCTCATATATATCTTGATATTTTATTAACTTACTATTCTCTGAATAGATTCCTTTTTTTTTTATATAACGATAATACAATCGTATTGTGTTATAATTTAATAATATATTATAATATGCATATTTATATGATAAAAACACACTATTATAATAATATCTATTCTTATTTAATTCATCTTTAATTTCAGATTTAATTTTATTAAATAATGTATTAAAATCTGTTGTATATTTATTTTTTTCTTGCACATTGAACAACCAAATCCTATTCGGTTGTTCATTAAGAGTTCCAATTGTAACATCTCTTTCAAATGAATTTTTTATATTGTTAAAAGTTACTTCAATTGGTACAAATTCATATTTTTTGCTGGACATATGCCATATTGATTCAATATTACCACTGTATATTCCGAATCCGAATTTTAATTTAATATTTATCGTATTATTATTTACACTATATTCTCTTGCTACATTATTTTGATTCGTATTTTTATATTTTGATTTATAAAAATCAGAAAGAAAACTAGTCATAAATAAATATTCTTTTATTGTATTTGTATTATAAAAAGAACAATCTATTTCATTTATTTTTACTTTTGCGAAGATATAATCTTCATTAAAATAATGTATATTCGTATCTAAGTTATCATAATAGGCGGTATCATTAATTTGTGTATCCAATATAAAAAGGTTAATTAATGATAAAGTTTCATTGTCACCATTAAATTCATTTGTCATAAATTCATTTAAGTTTTTAACTGATAAATTATTTTCAAAATTTTGAATTATATTATTTTTTTTAAATCCCATTAATATAAATTATACTCTATAATTTATATCATATTTTAATTGTAATTAAAACATAATATTATCAGTGAATGTATTATATTTCCAATAATATATACAATCATTATTTTACGAATATAATCATTCGCTATAACCTTCACTTCTTTAGTTGATAAATATAAATATTATATTGTGTATATAAAATATCAAATAAATAAAGGACAAATATAAAAATCCAAGAATGATATTATGTATTTAAAGTATAACAAACCACTATTGTGATACGGCTCCCGCTCTTTTTTCAAGTAAATCATTATAATAAGTTTCATTATCTGAATATAGACCAGTATTAATTCTGCTAATACATTTGTATTCAGGTTTTATATCTGAACCGTTATTGATAGGGTATTGATAATTATAATCCTTATCATGACATTGAAACGAGGTTTTTTCGCATACCCAACTATTTTTTGTTGTATTATATACATTTTTTGTTTCAGGGTCGGTGCATCCAAAGTTATTATATCTAATATAATTTCGGTCTTTGCCGTTAGCATCTTCTTTGAAGGCGTCCAGGGCTTCGTCGAATAGGTCTGTATCCACAGTGTTATTAAATACATAATCTTCTCCTCTTGTCATTTTATCGAATATACATAATTTTTTAGGCACCCCCTCCCCGCCCCCATTGTGCATATCATCATCGTTATGTGCATAATAATTGGGACCATAATAAGAAATATCGTCTTTATCAAAACAAGGCATGTTGTCCTTTATACATTTAAATTCACCTTCTGACTCTATATAAGTAAAGGTACCATATTGTTCATTACAATCGCTGAAGGACATGAGTGCATCTGGAAGATGTGATGTTATATATTGTGTACTTTGTGTACTTTGTGTACTTTGTGTACTTTGTGTACTTTGTGTACTTTGTGTACTTTGTGTACTTTGTGTACTTTCTGGATGTGGATAAAAACTACTATCTGATAATTTTGGATATAGAGTTAATGTTTTATCTGTAATAGTTTTATTTTGCTCACTTATTTCACAATTATTTATAAATATTTTTGATATATCATGTTGTAGAAGTTCAATTTCGTATATTCTTAAATCTTTTAAGCCTCCTTTATAACAAATTAAATCATTTAATACTTTTGTATTACTATCTAGATCTGTTTTAATACCACCAATATATAATGTTTTTTTATCATATCTACTACTATTAGTATTACATGTATCTTTCTTTATAATATTTTCTGGTATATCGTCTTCAAAAACTTTCTCTAAATTTTCATATATTTTTATTTTTTTATTTTTTTTAGTAATAATCCAATGAACCCATTGATTAGGTTGTGATAATAAACCTGTATTATTTGTAATTATTTTAAAATCTATATCATTTGAACAAGGAAAATTAATACACAAATTATTATTCATAAATCCAACTGTTAAAATATTATTATTATAAAAAGTATCTTTAATACCATTATGATATGATTCCCAGTCAATTTTATTATTATCATCATTATTTAAAGTTAAATTAAATGTTTGATATATTTGTCCATTTGATAATAATATATGTTGTTTATTACTGCTTACTTCGTTCAATTTTACAATAAATGAAATACTATATTCTTGTCTATCTATCAAATTAATATTATCAATTTTAAGTAATGTTTTATCTAATTCAATATAATTATGATAAATATTGTTAATTGACGCGTCAGTACACAATGCTTCATATACAGTCCTTTGATAAATTGAATAATCTAATAATGTAGTATCTAATGCTTTTGTCCTTGTTATTAAAGGTAAATATAATAATAAAGCACCTTTTTGTTCTTCAATATTAGTACAATAATTAAAAAAAGCATCAAAATAATCACCATTAGTATTTTCGGATATTGCATGTGGTGTTATGATATTACCATCGCATATTTGTGCGGTGCTTAATATACTGTTTTCTATTTCCTTAATATTGCTAATAATTTCAAGAATACCATATTTTTTAAGTTCTGAATTTTCTTTAGATAGTTGTTTTCTCAAAAAATCAACAATTTCTTGTTGTGAAGTATATTTATCATTTGTTTCTATATTTACATTTAGTAATATATTTTGATTATTAGTAATTGAAACTATATAAATAAATTTTTTATCAATATCTAATGTATAACTCAATGTGTTTAAAATATCATTTTTAAATTTATCAATATTATAATTATTATTTTGAAATTTAACATCATAATTAATATCAAATTTTATTACAATTTTGGCCATTTTGATAGTTTTATATTTATCAATTACAATAATATTTGTTATATTCTCGACCATTTTTTTCAAATTTTCATATCTAGAATCATTACTGATATATTTTTTAAATTCTCTATCGTTATCATTAAATATATTGTAAATTTGTTTTTTATTATCTTCACTTAATATAATTGGAATAAATATGTATTTTGATAATTCTAAATTAGTATATTTATTTTTTAATTCAACAAATTTATGAATAAATGTATAATATTCTGAGAATTTTTTAGTTAATAATTCTATTTTTTGAAATTTTTTATCAACTAATTTTTTTGTTTCATAATTTAATTCATCTTTTACTTTCAAATAGTGTTTAGTTAATTTTTTAATATCTATAGTAGTATTTTCTATATTGTTATCAAAAAATTTTTTTTTTTTTGTATTAAATTCAATATTTTTATCTAAAATATCAATTTCATTTTCTAACTTTATTATAGTAGTATAATTTTGCACAGTATCTTCAATATTTTGATATTTTTTTTTATATTCTAATTTTTTATCATGGTATTGCTTTATAACTTTTTCTTTTCTGTTTGTTTCATTTTCCAATGTTTTTTTGTATACATTTTTATATAATATTGTAAAATCTAATTTATCAATTTTAGCATTATTTAAATCAATCTCTAAATCATTAAGATTAATCTCTTTGCTTAAATTTTTAATAATATGCGTAATAATATCTAATTCATATTTAAATAATAATAATGAGATATAAACTGATTTTTCATTAAATAATGTATTATTTGTTTTGATTGATATTAATTTATTTTTAAGTACTTCATCTTTAATTAAATCACTATTAAGTAATTCGTTTATTTTTAAATTAATTGATTCAATATTATCTATAGTACATTCAATGTTGATATTATTATCAACTTTATTAATTAATAAACACGATTGTTCTAAAATATCTTTTAATTTTTTATTGTTATTTATTTTTTCTTCTTCTAATATTTTTTTATCTTTGAACAATATATCATACTTATTTTTACCGTTATAATTATTTTTTTTAATTAATTCTATTTTTTTATTCATAATAAAAATAATAGTTTCTTTATCACTATGTATATCTTTTATTACTTTCGTTACCTCAATTAATAATAAATTTCTTTTTCTTAAATTAAAATTTTCTTGTACTAATAATAATTCATATTCATTTTTATTATTATTAATTTGTGTTTTATACAATTTATTACTTTTATAATAACGCTTATTGATATCTTGAATAAGATTTCTGTTATTTTTAATTTTTTCATTAATATTCTTTATTTTTATGGTATATTCATTAAATTCTTTTGTGTAATTAAAAATTTGCAGATTATTAATTTCTTTGTTGTTTTTTAACTTACCTAAGTTTGTTTTATAATTATCATTTTTTTTATCAGGCGTTGATGCATTTAATTCCTCAATATCAAATATCAATTTATTTTCAATATTTTTCTTAGTTTTTATATCGTTTGTAAGTATAAATAATTGTTGTTTTATAGCATTTTTTTCGTTAATATCTTTCTCTAAAATTTCATTAAGTTCTTTAATATCATTATGATAGGTTGAATTCTGCTCATTATTTAAACGAGCAGTTGTATAAATGGTTGTATTTTTACCTTCTATTTTCATTGCAAATAATTCATCAATAACATTTTCTTTTTGTAATTTTGTGAAATACCTTATTTGTTTTTTATAATTTGATTCTATTTTTTTATATTTATTATCAATTTCTAATTGATATTCATTAATTTTAAACGAATCATTATCATTTTGTAGTGTTTTATATTTATTCTTTACTAATTCCATGGCAATTTTACTATCTAATATTTCTAAATTGGTAATTTCATACAATTCGATATTTTTGATTTTTTCTATGTGTAATAAATTTTGTTCAATTTTACCCATATTTAATTCTTTTAATTTATCGAGTGTAAAATCATAATATTTAATATAATCATTTTGTTTTTTCTTTTTATCTTCTAATATTTTAGTTAATTTTAATACTTCAATTCCTATTTTTTGAATACTTTTTTCATATAAATCAATGTCATTTTTGATTTTAATCTTTAATTCATTTTCAGCATTAACATTATTTTTTAATTCTACAATATCACTGTAATTATTTTTATATTCAGTGATTGCAATATCAAGTTTATCTTCTTCGCTTTCGATTTCAACTTGAATATTAATTTTTTTATTCATGTTTATTGCAGATATCATTTTGGTTAATTCTATTAATTTTTTTGTTGTTTCTAATTTTTTTAATACAATATCTATTTTGTTTGTTATTTTGGCATTTTTAATTTCATGCAATGTTTGTTCATTAAGTTTTTCAATATCAAAAGTAGTATTTAGTAAATTATCTTTAATAGTTATATATTTTTCTAATTTATAATCTTTTATTATTTTATTGAAAGAGCTTATATCAGTTATATAATTATAATTTTTTATGTCTTCTTCATTATATATTGATGTATATTTATCATCTATAACAACTTCATTAGTAAAACTTTCAATTTCTGAACCGAATTCATAAATAGCTGGTGTAGTTTCATAATATATATATTTGTCTAGTTTAAAAGTTGGATTTTTTTTTTCTATATATTCGATGGTTTTATTATATAATTCTTCTAATTTTTCGACATTGTTAATACAATCTGTAAATTTATCACTTAGTTCTTCTTTTTGAATATCATAGGTTGCAAGTGTTTTACGAAGTAATATAATATCATCCTCTATTTTAATTAAAATTAATTCTTTATTTTTAATATCTTCCCTCAAATTTGTTTGTTCGAGGTTTTCAAGATTCATTATATTATTTTCTATTTTATGTGCAAGCATTTCTTTATCGATATCTAATTCATGTTTTAAGTCTTGAGTATCATATATATCAATATCAAGAGTTTCTATATTAATAGTGTAGTCTTGTAATTCACTCTTTATTTTTTTTTCAAAATCTTCATTATGATTAGGTTGGGGGTTTTGTATATTTTCTACATTAGTTTCTATTTTTTCATGAAAAAATTTAAAAATTTCTTCAATTGATGGTTTATCACTTATAGGTGATGTAAAATGTTCATTGTTTAAAAAAAAAAGTTTTCTTAAATAATCATCACTACTATATACAAATATCAACATAACAACCGATAAAATTATAATAATTATAACAAATGATAATATAATATCAATAACATTATAGTTATGTGACAATATTTTTATTATTAAATATGTTATAATAAATAATGATATAATAGATAAAAATAGTATAAATGATAAAATAATATTTTTGTAAGAATTTATTTTTTTTTCGCTTTCAAATTCTTTATTATTTTCATCAATATCATCAAAAATAATATCTTTATCTATGTCTGTATTATTTATAATATCATTATTATTTTTCTGTTGTACTTCGTAATTTTCATTTGGATCTAAAACAATAATATTATTTTCATTGTATGGTATATTATTGTTATGAACATCATATATTTTTGTATTATTTTTAGATATTAAATCATAAGATTGATAATTAGTTTTAATTATATTGAAATAATTGTTCAAAAAATATTCAGTATATATATTATGATATTTATAATGTAAATAGTTTAATATTTTTATATTAGATTCAAATCTAATAGAATCATATTTTTTTGCTAAATTTTGAGCATATTCATGAATTAAATCATATTTCTTTATAGGTCCTAATTTAAGCGATTTATCCATTATAATTAGATTTATATGAAAATTTAAAACAGGTTTAATTGTTTCAATAAAATTATCAGTTATATGTAAATTATTTTCAAATATAATATTAAATTTATCATTATAAACCTTAACTTTAAACTTAATAATATTATTATAGTTGTTTTTAATAATATTTTTTTTATCTGATATGAAATATTTTGTTGGTAATTCAAAATAATATAAATTATTTTGAAAATCATATTTATCAACATACATTTTTGTTGATATATAATAATAAAAATTTCTTATAAATTCAAGTTTAAATAAATAAAAATTGTAATTTGTATTTAATATTTTTGAAATATTTAAATCACATACATTATTTTTTGTTAAATCAACGCTATTATTAATTTTTACATCTTTTAAAAAATTATCGTCATGTGGATTATCAATATAATATTTATTATAGTATGATATATTATGATTTATAACATATTCGTCGATATCATTATAAGAAAATAATTGATCATCTTCATTATAATTTTTATGTATTAATTCTTGAAATAATACTTTTTCGTTATAATATCCTAAATGTATAAAATAAGTATCACTTAGATAATTAGTAGTATTTAATTCAGTACTATTAACATAATCTTTATTTAATAAATTATTAAAATGATTTATAGAACTGTCTATTGTATTAATGTTTATCATTAATTATTAACTCTATAAATATTTTATATAATAAAAAAATGATTATCTTTTATATTTAAAAGTATATAATATATTAGAAACTAATAAATAAATGTCAATATATCCAGAATTAAATTATATCAATCAATCTATTGACATTCAAAAAGTTAAAGGAATTCAATTTAGTGTTCTTGGTCCTGATGAAATTTTAAAAAGGTCTGTAGTTGAAGTTACAAAAACAGATACTTATGCTGGTAGCGAACCTATTATTGGTGGTTTATTTGATTCGCGACTAGGTGTATTAGAACATAATAGATTATGTGCAACATGTGAACAAAAAAATGTATTTTGTCCTGGACATTTTGGACATATTAAATTAGCAAAACCTGTTTTTCATGCAATGTTCTTTGATATTACAAGAAAAATATTAAAATGCGTTTGTTATAAATGTTCTAAATTATTAATATCGGAAAATACAAAGGATGAAAATATTAAGAATGATATCAATAAAATTATGTTAATTAAAAATAATCAAAAAAGATGGGATATGTATTCGAAATTATGTAATAAAAACATGTCTAATACTAAATTTAAATTTTGCGGAGATGATGGAACATGTGGTTGTTCTGCTAAACAACCAACTAAATATACAAAAGAGGGTTCTATGAAAATTATAGCAGAATGGAAAAACAAGAAAAAACTGGACGATGCTGTACAACAAGAGGAAGATATACAACTCGAATTTACAGCGGATGATGTTCTTAAGATATTTCAAAAAATAACAGATTCTGATATGGAATTAATGGGATTTAATCCATTATGGAATAGACCAGAATGGATGATTTGTAAAATATTACCGGTCCCACCACCATCAGTAAGACCTAGTATTATTGAAGAGAATGGTCAAAGAAGAGAAGATGATTTAACACATAAATTAAGTGAAATTATTAAAATTAATAATAATATTTATGATAAAATTGCAAAAGGTACTTCTGAAGAAACAATAAAACTAATTACAATGGTATTACAATACCATGTATTTACATTTATTGACAATCAAATACCGGGTCTCGCTCCTTCGCAACAAAGAAATGGTCGAAAATTGAAATCCGTTGCTGATAGAATGAAGAAAAAAGAAGGAAGAATTCGAGGAAATTTAAATGGAAAGCGTGTTGATCAATCTTCCCGGTCTGTTATTACACCAGATCCTTATATAAGTATTGATGAATTAGGAGTTCCAATTAAAGTTGCAGTAAATATAACATTTCCCGAGATTGTTAATCAATATAATATTGATGAAATGAAAAAACTAATTTTAAGCGGACCCGATGTTTGGCCTGGTGCAAAATTAGTTAAAAAAAACACAGATATAATTACTACAATTAATTTAAAAAATGCTAATATCGAAAAGATTATAGAAGAATTAAAATTTGGAGATGTTGTTCATAGACATTTGAGAGATGGCGATTATATTTTATTTAATCGACAACCATCTCTTCACAAAATGTCTATGATGTGTCATAAAGTTATTATTATGCCTTATCAAACATTTAGATTGAATGTTCTTGATACACCACCATATAATGCTGATTTTGATGGCGATGAAATGAACTTACATTGTCCTCAAAGTATCGAAACGATGTCAGAATTAAAAGATGTAGCAGCAGTACCATATATGATTATCGCACCAAGAGATGGAACACCAATTATTGAAATTGTGCAAGATACATTATTAGGTTCATTTAGATTAACAAAGGACGATGTTGTTATTAAAGATAAAACAATGGCAAATTTACAAATGATTAATAGTAATTTCACAGGAGTATTAGAAAAATGTGACAAAAAGTATAACTATACTGGTAAACAAACTTATTCACAGATTTTGCCTCCAGGATTAAATATTGATAGAAAAAATAAAGCAGAAAAGAAGGTAATTATTACAAATAGTAAATATTTAGAAGAATCAGATTCTTTAGATAAAATAATATTTCATAGTAAAAGTTCTGGATTAATTCCAATTGTATATCATGATTATGGACCATTTGAAACTCAAAAATTTCTTGATAATACACAACGATTAATTTGTAGATGGTTATTAACAGCGGGTTTTAGTGTAGGAATTAGCGATTTGGTAACAGATAAAGAAACAGAAATGAATTTAAAGACTAAAATTAAAGAAATGAAGGAAAAAGCATATACCAAATTAGATAATATTAGAAGAGGTTTTATTGAAAATAATAGTATTTTTAATAATGAAGATTTTATTGAAAGAGAATTAATTGGTATTTTAAATGAAACAACTAATCAAGTTGGTAAAATTGGATTAAGTCAAATTGATGAAAAGAAAAATAGAATGATTAACATGGTAAAATCCGGTTCAAAGGGTAAAGAAACCAACATTGCTCAAATTATTGCATGTGTTGGACAACAAAATGTTGATGGTAAAAGAATTTCATATGGTTTTACTGATCGTACATTACCACATTATACAAAATATGATGATGGTCCGGAAGCAAGAGGATTTGTTGAAAATAGTTTTATTTCTGGATTAACACCACAAGAAGTGTTCTTTCATGCTATGGGAGGTAGAGAAGGTTTAATTGATACTGCAGTAAAAACTTCTGAAACTGGTTATATTCAAAGAAGATTGGTTAAAGCAATGGAAGATGCTAAAATTTATTATGATTATACTGTTAGAAATGCGAGTGGTTCTATTATCCAATTTATATATGGAGAGGATGGTATGGATGGTTGTAAAATAGAAAATCAATATATATCATATATTGATATGGATCCTTTAATTATTGAAAATATATTTCATTTGAGAAAAAACGATAAACTTTCAACTTATTTATCTACAAAAGCAAATAAAGAAGTTTTAGCAAATACATATACAAAATGTACTCAATATTTTAATGATATTGTCAACGATAAAGATTACTTAATAAAATATATTTTCAATTATAGTAAAAATAAATCAATTAATTATCCTATACCATTTTCAAGAATTATTAATAATGCTGATAAAAAATTAAAATTAATCAAAGTTAAATCAATTAAAACAGATTTAACACCATTATATATTATTGAAAATATTAATAAGTTAATTGAAACATTATATATTAAAAATAGTGAACAAGGTACTAAATTCTTTGGAATTTTAGTAAGATATCATTTAAACCCTAAGAAATTAATTATGACTTATCATTTTACAAAAGATATTTTTGATAATATTATTTCGCAAATTATTCAATATTTTAATGAAGCTATTGCTCAACCAGGCGAAATGGTTGGTATTATTGCTGCACAAACTATTGGTGAAATGGGAACACAAATGACATTAGATTCATTTCATGTATCAGGTACAGCAGCTGCGGTAAAAGCAACAAGTGGTGTTCCGCGATTAAAAGAAATTTTAAGTGCTACTAAAAAAACAAAGACGCCTACATTATTAATTTATATGAAAAATGATGTAGCAAAAACATATAACCCATTTATTAACGAAGAAGGTTTAGATAATGATGATATTAATATTGAAAAAACAAAAATATCTGCAATAAATATCAAAAATTCTATTGAAATTACAAAATTGTATGATATTTTAGAATCAAGTGAAATATATTGGGATAAAAGCGATAGTCTATATTCTACAAATATTCAACAAGATAAAGGTATTTTAAATGTTTATAAGGAATTTCAGTTTATTAATCAGTTAACATCTACATCTCCTTGGATTATTAGAATGAAATTTGATAAGGAAAAGTTAAAACATCATGGTTTAAGAATGATAGATATATATACTAAATTAAATACTACATATGATAAAACAATTGAATCGGTTTATAGTGATGATAATGCCGAAGAATGTATATTTAGAATTAAAATAATTGATCAAATAATTAAGGATATTGATTTAAATGACCAATTGGCTGCAATTAAAGCATTAGAACACAATATTGTTCATCAAGTATTATTAAAAGGCTACAAAGGTATCAAAAAAGTATCTTTGAATAAAAAAAAATATAGTAGATATAATTATGATACAAATAAATTTGATAATATTGTTGAATGGGTTCTTGATACAGATGGTACTAATTTAATTGAAATATTATCAAATCAAAATGTTGATAGTACAAGAACAATTTCTAATGATATTAGAGAGATTTATGATACATTAGGAATTGAAGCAGCTCGTACTGCATTATATCACGAATTAATTAATGTTACAAGCGAAGATGCTATGAATTATAGACATACATCTCTTCTTATTGATACAATGACGTACAAAGGACAATTGATGTCTATTGATAGACATGGTATTAACAGGGGTGATATTGGTCCTTTAGCAAAATCTAGTTTTGAAGAAACAACAGATATGTTAATTAATGCTAGTATATTTGCTGAATATGATAATGTAAACGGTGTATCTGCAAATGTAATGCTTGGTCAAATTGCTCCATGTGGCACTGGTGATTCTGAAATATTATTAGATGAAGAATATTTATATGAATTAATAAAAGATAATAAATTCAAAGTTGATAATCAATACTTTGAAGTTAATGATAATGATTCAAATGATTGTGATTGTGAATTAGAAGATATTACATTTAATTATGAAATAAGTAAAAAAAATAAAAAGTGTGTTACATTTAATAACAAGGTAGTTATTAAGGATTAATCAATTGCGACTCTTTGTAGTGTTTGCGGATTTATTTCTTTTTTAAATTCCATTTTATCTTCTAATTCTTTGCATATTTTTTTTACTTTTATATTACTATATTTAGTTTCTTGCCATTTATTTTTTTTTTCTTTAATAATAATGTTTTCTCTCTTTTCATTATAACAACAATTTTTAATCATAAATAATTTTGTAATATCACTAATGAATTCATCCATACTATTTTTAATATTCTATTTATAAATCATTTTTTATAAATCGAAAAAATAATTATATTTTTTTACTTTTTAATAATATTTATTCTCATCTATAATAGGCAAATTCTCATCTAATATTATGTCATCTGTCGTGTTATTACTTGTATTGTAACAATTAATAGCATTTAATATATTTTGAAATACATTATTGAAATTCATTATTATTTATATTACTTTATATTACTTTATATTACTTTATATTACTTTATATTACTTTAATATAGTTTTTATTAATTAAATTATTTATATCCAGTTTCTTTTTCCTAATTTATTATTACAACCATAACACATAGGTCTTAAATTATCGATTACTGTTTCTCCTCCATTATATTCTGATATAATATGACCACAGCTATAATATCTTTCATAAATTATATTTTTACAATTTTTATAAGGACATTTTCCATCTTTTTTTTCACCATATTCTTTAATCCAAACATCTTTTTTTAATTTTTTTGTAATTCTTTTTTTTTCTTTTTTAAATTTATGATATGGTTCTATATTCCTATTTACCAAATAATCTATAAAATTATTGTTTTTTAATGTAAATACGATCCCCATATTTATTGTATCATGTTCTTCTTTATAAAAATATTTATCATTATTTGAAAATATAATCTTATATTTAATTAAATAATTATAAGTAAAATTTGCATTTTCAAAATCTTCTTTCATTTTAAGAAAACTATCAAATTTTAATAAATAATTTGTATCTTCAATTTCATTTAAAAATTCTGTAATTGTTTTTTTATACGCTTCCTTTTTTTGTCTTTTTTCAAAATAAAAACTATAATTTGTTTTTAAATACTCTACAAATTTATTATGCAAATCTTTACTAAAATCATCTAAAAATACATAATTACTGTTTTTATAAGAATCTTTATTTAATTCATCGTATAATAATTTCATTTTTTCTTGCTCTTGAATTATATAACAACTAATATATATATAATCTTCATAATTTAATTTATTCAACTCTTTTATCATCTCTATTCTATGCTGTCCATCCATTATATATATATTGTCATCTTTTGAAGGTATATAACATAATACTATTTTATTTTTAAAATTAAAAAATTCAGGATTATTTTTATAAGAAAATATCATCTCATTAACTTTATCTTCGTTTATGACAGACTGAAATAATGGTATTTTAAATACCTTATTCTCTTCTATTTTAATAAATTCACTAAATGTATATTTATATTCTTTATAATTATGTGCGTTTATTTTTAGCAGATTTTCTTTAAAAATTACTTCTAAATAATTTGTTTCAAGCATTATAAATAATTATAATTTTATTTTTTATATATTTAAACTGAACAATTTAAATTCCAATCAGCGCCTTTTATTGTATCTGTTTGTATATTAGTATTTGAATAATATTGTTTATAAAATAACTTATTATTTAAATCATTAAATAAATAAACATTAATAATATTTTGACTCGCTAAACAAGATAATTTAAAATCTATTTGCTGATTTATTGGGGTAATATTTTTTATAATTTTTGGTAATGATTTTTTATTTACTATATATGAATGTAAACATATAAATTTTTTTACTTTATATAAATTATTATTTATATTATACATTGTTACTCTGTTTTTACTTAATAATAATATATCCCAATCATTTGGCAATTTTGCTATATAATTACATATTATATCTTCTGTCATATTATTATTAAATTCAATATCATCTTCAAATATTAACCCATATTTACAATCGCTTTTCATTATTTCTTGCCATGTTTTTATATGACTCAAATAACAACCTATCGCACCCATAGTATTAAATTGATGATGATGTGTTCTTTTTGTTTTTTTTAATGTTTCTAAACCATAATTTCCTATTAAATTATTATTTTTCAACTTTTTAATATCTATTTTTTTTGCATCAACTGCTTTTACTAAATAACATTTAAAATTTTTTAAATTATATGTTCTTTTAAATCTTTCTAGTCTATCTTTGCGATAATCTAAATTTATTAGAAATACTTTTATATTACTTTTAATTAAAAAAATTTTATAAAAATTAATGTAATAAATATTTAATAAAACTATTATTAATATACTTATTGTTATCAAAACTTTCAAATACATTTTATCTCTTAAATATTAATTATATAATATTTTTTAATATATTATTTATAATTGATTCATTTTTTTCTAAATCTAGGTGTTTATCATGTTTATATTGAATAAATATACTTTCTTTTTCATTTTCTATCTTATATATTATTGAAATTCTATTATTCAGTTTACATTCTTTAATTTTATAATTAATTTTATTATTAATTTCATAATCACAACCAAATAAATAAGGTGGTAACTTTTTCTCGTTATAACAAAATATAATATGATTATTAAATTCTTTATAATTTTCTAATTCTTTTTCTAATACTAATTGACAATCATTTGATAAATCATATAATAATATCAAATTATTCTTATTATATTGTCGATAATTAACTTCGTTTTTAAATTTATATTTTGTTAATATTCTATCTGTATAATTATTATCTAATGTAATATCTAGTCTATTATTAGACATATTATCATTTTTTAAATATAATTCTATTATATTTGTATTTGCTGTTATTAAATTATTTATATTCATATTTATTCTATAAATATTATATTATAATCATTTTTTAAATATATTTTCCTAACTTATTATAGAGTTTATAATGAATTTAAATGATTTAATGTTATTGGTATATACATTTATCATTATTATCTTAATTTTATATATTATACTTAAAAAAAACAATGTTATTTATAAATTTACTGGCATAGATGTGCAATATATATATACTTCTTTTGTAATCACTTTAAATAAATTAATATAAATATTTTTTTTATGTTTTTTATTATTATGAATAATAGTAATAATATATATTGTAATTTTTGTAATAAAAAATTAAAAATTTTAGAAGAAATAACTTCTAAATGCAGATGTAATTATTATTATTGTAATAAACATTTATTTTATAAAAACCACAATTGTATTTTTGATTATCATTTGGATTTTAAAAATAAATCAACAAGTAATATTTGTTATTTAGAAAATAAAATTATTAAAATCTAAATATATATAAAAAAGTATTATTATTTAATAATATATAATATTTACTTTATTATGTATAATGTAACTCCTATGCTTGTTAAATCTGATTTAAATACAATTAAAAAATACTTTAATTCTACAAAATTTACTAGTAAAATTTTTGATTTTAATGAAAAAGATAAGATAACTAAAGTAGATGGAACGGATAATAAATATTTAATTCTTAAAAAGTTTAATATTGACGATTTAAAACAATTTATTACTTTTAATGAATATATTGATAAAACTATAATACCTAGAATTAAAGATATTATTATTGAATTAACTGTTGAAAAAACACTAATTTATGAGACTAAAGATATACTTATTTATAAATTTGTATGTTATATTAATAAACCTACTTACATTAAAAATTTACTTGCAAATCAAACAACTGTTTATTATATTAGAGCATATAATCATCCGGAAGACAATAGTTATATCGCTCTTAATTATACTAGAAAATTTATCCCATTTGATGACCAGGAATTAAATAATGACGAAGATGTAATTAATAATAATATTCTTATAGATGATAAATATGATAAAATTATGTTTAATAGTGGTTTACTTATTGCAGCAAGTGCTTTTCTAGGCGAAGAAGTTATAAATGATATTATCATTCCTTTTATTTATACTATTTTTGATGAATTTATTAATAAGGTTTTAAATAACAGAATTAAAAATAATTTAAGAAAAAAAAATTTAGAAGTATTATCACTTAAAATTAATTAACATCAATGTCTTGTTGTGCTAAACAAAGTTTGATTTCTCCCAATGAAGCTATACTATATCTTAATATAATTGGATAAGAATTTTTCAAATATATTTCTACGGTTGGGCATAAATTTGTACATTTTGTAAAAATTAATAAATATTTTAAACTAAAAACACCTTGTATTATTTCTTGGTCTTCATCTGTATTTTCATCGTTTTCATTTTTTTCTATTGTTATATTTTGCGATTTTTCACTTCCTAATATAGTTTCTTGAGAGCAAAAATCACCTTTACATTTTAATATTAAAGATTTTTCTATATTTCTTATTTCAATATAATCAGATATATTATGCATATCTCTTATTATTTTTTGTAAATATGATGATGGCATTGTTATTGATGTACTGAAATTTGCTGGAGGTATTGTAACATCTAATACATCTATATCAATTGTTGATAATTTATAATTTGTTTCAACATTTTTTTCATTATTTGTTATTTTAATTCCTAATTTATTTTCATCTTCTTTTTCTATATATAAATTTAATAAATCATTTGTACCTATTGTTTTAATTAACATATGTAATTTCAACATATTAACCCCAATATATCTTTTTTTTTCACAATAATATTCTTCAAATTTATCAGCTTCTAATTTCAAATGAATTAATACTACATGTGTATTATCCATTGCTATTATTTTAACTCCTGTTTCATCTATTTCTAAATTTACATCCATTAATATATCTTTTAAAGCATCAATTACCTGTTTAAAAATAGTTGCTTGTATTGTTTTAATATTAATAAGATATTTATCATTATTTTGTATCATTAATATATTTTTTTATATTATTATCTTTATATAACTGTAAAAAAAAATTGTTTATATTTATATAGAAATAATATATATTCATGTCGCAAGTCCAGTCATTAAATTGTGACCCATGTGATCAACGGCGTGATTTAAGAAATTATGATGCAGACTTGCGAGGGGTGGTCCAGATGCATTATCACGACTTAGCGATTGATTTTAAAATGTTAGAGAATAAACTCAATGAACAACCGATATCTGGAATTACGATAAGTGTAAAAGAGAATAGAATAATAGTTGCATTCTATTATAGACCTAAAGAAGATGTTGAAAAAGGTGATGCATTATTACAACATAAGCACGGTGATAATGATCCAATGGAAAGAGAATTTATGCATATCAGTTTTTTTCCAAAAGGTGAAGGGGGGGTACATAGTACAATACCCTCCTCTAAGGATCACCTATTTTTGACAAATGAGCATATTTTAACTTGTCTGGGTCACGGAGAGAGATATTATACTCTCTCAAATTATTTTAAAACATTGGCACACTATTTTAATACAGAAACACCAATAACACGTCCAGGAGAAGAACTTGCGCCCTATATAAAGGAGTTTATAAATAGTTGTTTAGACAGAAAGCTCTACCCTGAATACCGGTCAAAAGAGCCAAGCAGGGAAGAAAAAAAAAGACAACTTGTTGATTTATTAACACAATTACACGACTCAGTAAAAGAACTTTGCAGAGACGGAGACAGAGCCCGTGAGGCGAGGGTGCTGCAGAGAGATGTAGTGATGGGAGAGGGAGGGGTGGGAGTGACCACGAGAGGGGTGGGAGTGACCAAGAGAGAGAGCGTGCGGCAGACAAATCGCTTCCATCCACACAATCGGCCGACAGGTAGCGCAGCAGGTACTAAGCGAGCGAGTGGTGGTGGTTCTACAAAATCAGTACTTTATTTAGTTAAAATAGAAAAACTTAGAGAATTAAATAAAAAATTAAGAAAAAATAAAACTAAAAACAAAACAAAAATTGAAAAAAATAATAAAAAAATTGATGAATTAAAAATTAAAATTAAAAAAGAAAAGGCAAAAGCCAAAGAAAAACTTAAAAAACAAAAGGCAAAAGCCAAAGAAAAACTTAAAAAAGAAAAGGCAAAAGCAAAGGAAAAACTAAAAAAAGAAAAAGAAAAATTAAAAAAACAAAAAACCAAAAAAGTACATATCACTAAAAAATTAAAAAATAAAAAATAATTTTATAATTTATAAAAAAATAAGAAATATGTACTTTTTTTAATTTATACATTATTCATTAATATCATTATCATAAGTACAAGTACACTCACAACATGCTTCTGGCACATCACATGATGCTATAGGTATATTATTTAAGGGTTTGTTTTCAATGGGTTTATTTGAATCTCCTTTAATTTGCTTATACATTTCTTCGTCAAATGAATCACAAGTTTCTCTAATTTCATTCCATTTTTGTTGTTCGTCAGTAACAATTTTTTTTTCTTCTTTAATATCCCATAATTCAACTAAAGTATCTATCACATTACTACTATTTTTAATATAAATTTCTATAATTTTATCATGAGATATATTCTCAGGAGCCTGATTTATTATATGTTCCATAATATAAATATTAAAAATTATATATTTATATATTTTTTTATTAAATAGTCATTATATTTATTTGCAATAGTATATGCTAGAAATTCATATGGATGTTCATTAACACTATTATTATGCAAACATGTTACATCTTGTATAGAATTTGGATTATCAGAGTTATAATAACATTGCATTATTTCATTGTTAGGATTTTTATATGTATTTCTATTTAAATCCGGATTTGCTCTTTTTTTAGTATTTGAATGAACTACTTTATTAATTTTTAATTTATCAGATAACACATTGTCAATAATTGATTCGTTTTGTCTTTGATATACGTGTATTTTTTCATGTATTAATGTATTTATAAAATCAGGTGTTTCAGTTTCAGGTATCATCTTATCACTTAAAAATATAATATTACTCCTTGTATGAGGGAGACCATTTTCATATTCATAATTTTCATATTTATCTGTTAATGCGAAATTCCATTTTATTTTAGCAATTTCTTTTCCATCTAATAAATCGTGATACTGATTTAGAAATTCATCAGCTTTTATACAGCAATTATTGATAATATTTTTTTGATTTTGTGTAAAATTTTTTACACAATTACAAATTTGATTTATATATTGATTATTAGAATCTACATTTCTAGCAATTAAATCAAATCTAGATAAATGTTTAATATAATTATCATGATCTTTATTTAAAAATTCGATAGTTTTTATATGGTCTAAGTAATTAATTGTATTATCAAAATGTTCAATTTTATTTTTGTATAATATTTTATATGAATAGTGAATAATAAGAATAATTAATAAAATTATAAATAAATATAAAATATAAACACATATATCTTTATTTTTAAATCTCATTTATTATAATAAATGGAAAATTATATAAAATATATTGTAACTATTATATATATTATAATAGCTGAATTTATTTGGATATATTTGTTAAATGCAAAAAATTATGCATATGTTACAAAATTAGTTCAAAAAACAGAGATGAAAATAAATATATATTATGCAATTATAGCATATATTATAGTATTTTTAAGTATATTTGTTTTAGCAATACCTTATAGTAATATTTATATTAATAAGAAGGATAAAAAAATAAAAAATATTTTAAAATCATTATACTATTCTGGTATAGTAGGTTTTTTTATATATAGTATATATAATTTTACAAGTATATCTATTTATGAAAATTATACATTGAATATAGCAATAAAAGACACATTATGGGGGACATTTTTATATGCAACAGCGTGTACAATATTTAATTATTTAAACATATGAATAACTGCAACTAAATCTAGGTCCTTAACTCTATATAATTCGAACTTATTATTAGGCATTGGTCTTTTAATAATAAAAGGTACTTTTCCTTGACTTAATTCATTTAATGCAATTTCTCTAAGTTCAATATTACTTTTAATTTTATAATTATTAACATCAACGAGTGGAATAGCACCGTGTGCTAACATTGTAGTTCTTTGTGAAATAACTTGATTAAATTCATATTTTGTCATAATAGGTTTTGATATTTTTTTTTCATTTACCCTATTGTATGTATCTGTAAGTGAAATAACTTTAAGAGGTTTATTACTAAGAATAGACTCGTTAGACATTATCTATTTCAATGTATATCTAATATTTATATCATTTTTTAATTTAATGATGTAATTATATTATTATCGAAAAAATATTTAACAGCTTTATGTAAATTAATAACATCATATTTTGAATTATGTGCATTTTCTAATTCTCGTGAAAATGCATGATAATATAATTCTTTTAAACTAGGGTCTTTTATTCTATTATATTTATTTTTTGCATTAACAATATTTTTAAATTTTTTTACTGTGCATATTTGATTTAATTTATTAATATTTTTTAAATAGGATACCATATTTCTTCTATATAATTCACTTTTAATAACATTAATATCAAAATTAATATTATGTGCAACAATATATTGACATTTGTCTAATATTTCTATAAATTTTTTTATAATTAAATTAAAATCACAACCATTATCAGATATTTCATTTGTAATATTATGAAATATATAATTATTTATTTCATAATTTTCTCTTTTAATAATATAATCGTGCATTTCAAGTTCATTTAGATTTTCATCACATAACATAAAACTAATTTGTATAACCCGTGCATTATCATATTTTTTAATTGTAGTATATAATGGATAATCTCCATATTTCATATTAGTCATATCAGGTAACCCATTAGTTTCAGTATCCACAAATAAATACATTCTAATTATATTATTATAAATAAGTCTTAATTAATTTATTCATTTTTTTTTACATAAGAGTTTTTATAATATAAAAAAATTTACATATTTGTGTAGTAAATATTAATATATTATATGTATTATTAAATAATTTTTTAATTAATGGAAAAAATATTATAAATAATACAGCAAAAATATAAAGGAATGTTATTAATACTAAATCTTTATTATTTGAAAATAAAGTATATGCATTTTCAATTTTATCCAATTCTTCTTTTTTTAGTATTTGATATATATGACCAGCATTATAATCCATATATATGTTTTTATTGCTAAAAATCGAATCATTTTTTAACATATCGGTTGTAATAATAAACATTCTTCTATATTATTAATATTTAATTCTTAATTATTTTCACGCCATATAAATCCACAATGGTCGCATACATAAAAATATTTCATATTTTTATTATCGTATTTTATATATAAAATTTGTTGTTCACCTTTTTTTACATAACATTCTTTATTTTTACATGTAATATTTATATCCCTAATTCTTCTTAATGTAGGGTCGTGTCTAAGATATTTATTAATATTTTGATAATATAATAAGTCATCTTGAGAATATTTTGTTTCAGTTATTTTAATACACTTACTATCAACTTCTTTTTTTACAAATGTACAATGTTTGCAATTTTTTAATAGATTATTCTCTTCATCAATAGAAATATATAACATATTTGAACAATTATCACAAAACTCCATTTTAATTCTCTATTTATAATTAATATTCATTTTTTTTTTAAAATTATTTTTACATTTTATTTTTATTTAGTATATTATAATTAAATGATAGATATTTATTATATCGGTATATTAATTATATTAATATTTATTTGTATAGTTATCTATAATATATGTTTTTGCAAAAATGAATATAACTCAAATAATATTAGCAAATTTGTTAATAATTTAAAACAAGAAAGAATAAAAGTAAAAGATTATGAAATAGTTAAATATTTTGGTGTATTAACTGACGATGAATGCAATAAAATAATAAATAATTCAAAAAATGATTTAAAAGAAAGTATTGTATATACAAATGATTATACAAAAACATTAATTGATAAAAATATAAGAATTAGTAAAACTGCATGGATCGAAAAAGAAAATATTAATAATGATTATCAGTATGTTATTGAAAAATTAGAGAATATCACTAGTTTTATCACAAATAAACCGGTTGTAAATCAGGAAAATATTCAAATTGTAAAATATGATAACGGTGGTTATTATAACCCACACTATGATGCATGTAGTTCATTAGAATTTGATAAAAAATTTAAAATGAATGGTGTATCGGGTCAAAGAATTAGTACATTTTTGATATATTTAAATGATGATTTTGAAGGCGGTAATACATATTTTCCAAAAATTGATAAACAAATAAAACCAAAAAAAGGCATGGGTATTTTATTTAAAAATATTTATGAAAATAATTCTGATTTTCATAAGTTATCTCAACATACTGGAACAATAATTAAAAAAGGGGAGAAATGGATATGTAACATATGGACTCATGAAAATAATTATAAAAATAAGAATAATATACCAATATGCTATTGTCCAAATTGTAATAATGATAAATGTTATAATGTGGCAAAATTAAAAGGTGAAAAAAAATGTTCACAAATAAAATGTTATAATAAAGATTGTCCAAATTTTTATTTAAAAAATTATGATTGTTTATGTCCTCATTGTGGAAATATTTTTTGTAAAAGTAAATTAAGAACAGAATGTATAAAACCAAATTGCACGAATACCAATTGTCCAAAAGGTATAATTAATATTGAAAAAAAATAAAATTAAGATTTTACATAATCATAATTAACATTATTATGCGATAATTGTTTACTTCTTGTAACCATTTTGTGGGATGGTTTGCTTCTTTTTTTGGAATTAGATTTAGATGATAATATTTGACTTTCTTTATTGGAATTAGATTTAGATGATAACATAGGACTTTCTTTATTGGAATTAGATTTAGATGATAACATAGGACTTTCTTTATTGGAATTAGATTTCAAACTGGATTTTTTGGAATTAGATATTTCACAATTTTTATGAATATTATATTTTAATATTTCTTTATACCCTGTTTTATCAGAATTTTTATAACTATCGTATAAAATATTATTTTTTCTATCTCTATTATCAAATAATAAAAGTCTTAATTTAGATAATGATCTATTACCATGGTATTTAACTAATAAATTATAAGTTTCTATAATTGATATTAGATTTCTTTTATAATTTTTTTTACGAATATCCGGTAATCTAGGCGCATTATCAGTATATGTTTCTATAAATGATTTAACATTAGATAATGTTCTAAATTTATTTCTACCATATAAGTCACATATATCAACAATAGACCATGCTATTATCAAATTATAATTAATTAAATTATTTGGATATTGTTTAAAAATCCAAAATGGAAAATTAACTCCGGTTGTTTCAAATATTATATTTTTTTTTTTTTTTAATGCATTTAAAATATTATTTGATATTATTTGACCACATGTTTTATAGTTTTTATCTTGTTTAGTTATTTTTTTACCGGTTACACAATCAATATTTTTTCTTGTTTCCCAATATATTTTATTGAAAAATATAATCGTTTTTTTAGACGGATTTATAAACTCTTTATATAAGTCTTGTTTTTTATTTTTAAAATTTTTTTTAAAATAATTATCAACCTGTGAAAAAAAGTATGGATTTTTTTCAATATAATCATCAACTGAAATAAATATTGTTTTATTTATATCTAATAACTCATTATTCATAATATATTGTGAAATCTTTTGTGTAATTGTTGATTTACCTGATGCAGTTGGACCCGCTGCAATTATAAAATATGGATTTTCAATATTTTTATTATCTAAAGACATAAATATAACAGTATTTTCTATTATAAAAATATATATTAAATAATAAAAAATGATTATTTTCTTGATAATCATAATTAACAAGTTTAATGACAAATACAAAAGAAATTATGGATAAATTTAATGAAATTGTAGATTTTAATAAAGTATATACTAAAAATGAATTATGTGCAATTTTAAATACGATTTATAGTGATGTTTATAGTAAACATAAAACAGTACAAAAGAAAACAACCCGGCAACCAACTAAATATAATATATTTGTATCAGAAAATATAGGTAAATTAAAAAATGAATACTCTGAATTATCAAGACAAGATTTGATGAAAAAAGTTGGTGAACTTTGGCGAAAAGAAAAAAGCAAAGAAGATGATGAAGTAACAAATAAAGATGAATCTGAAGATGAAGTAGCGAAGAAAGATGAATCGGTAGATGAATCTGAAGATGAAGTAACAAATAAAGATGAAGTAGCGAAGAAAGATGAATCGGTAGATGAATCTGAAGATGAAGTTAAAAATAAAGATGAAGTAGCGAAGAAAGATGAATCGGTAGATGAATCTGAAGATGAAGTTAAAAATAAAGCTGTAAAAAAACTTAAGAAACATGTAATTAGAAAAATGAAATTAGTAAAATAACAAATATATATAAAATTTTATTTGGATAAAAAGTGTATTATAAATTAAAAAATGAATATATTTATAATTTATTTTTTTAATATGAATTTTATAAACGATTCAGGAGATTCAAGTGATAATGAAGAAAATAAATTTAATAGTTATGATATATATACTCCTGAAATTTTAAATGATATTTTATTATCAAAGAACAAATTGATTTGTGTTAATTTAAATAAATTAACATTAATCGGCGATATTAAGGAATGTAAAATTTGGAAAAAAAGCGGAATGAGTTTTAAGGTAACAAATAATAATATATCATTTGATTGTAAATTATGGACAAATAAAAGTAAAATTTCTATTCAAAATATTATTGAAAATGAAAATAAATTATGTAAAATCGAGGGTTATTTGAATTGCGAATATTATTATGGACATAAATATATATTAAATGTAAATAATATAGTACTAGAAAATGAAAATTCGCGGTTAAAATTATTAAAAGAAGAAATTCTTAAAAATAATTTACATATTAATAAAAAACTAATTGAGTGGCATAAAATTAAAAAGATCGGAATAATTTCAAAAAAAGAGACACAAGGATATAATGATTTTATTAAACAATTTAATTTAGATATTGAACTTAATTTAGTTGAAATTTCTCTAGAAGGTAGTAAAACATCAAATGAAACTATATTAGCAATTGATAATTTGCAAACAAATGATATTATTATAATTATTAGAGGTGGTGGCGCAACTAATGAAATATCTAATTCATTTGATAATATTCAACTATTTAGAAAAATCAAATTGTCGTCTATACCAATTATATCAGCAATAGGACATGAGTATGATAAAGGAGATAAATTATTAATTACAGAAATATGTGATAAAAATTATTCAACCCCAACAACTGCTGCATTAGAAATAAAATCAGAATTAATTACACATAGATTAAAAAATATTAATAATCTGTATCAATCTTATACTGCAAAGTTATATAAAACACTTGATGATAAAGAAACAAAATTATTTAACATATTAAAAATTATAGTAAAAGATTATTATAGTAATCATTTTGGGGGTCCAATAATATATTTAAAGGACGATGATAATAGTGTAATAATAAATTATAAGAATAAATATTATAAATTAAATATTGAGAATAAACAAGAAACTAAAATAAATGAATTAGAAATTAATAATTATAATAAATTAAACGATTGTATAGAAAGTAAAAAAATAAATAAAATGAGTAATCTTATATCAGAATTAGATAATTCTTTAATAACGGAACATTTAAAAAAAATTATAGAAATAAATAAATTTAAAGAAATGTTTAATAATTTAACACATAAGTATGATGAAACAATATTTGAATATTTGGATAAAATACATAAAAAAAATAAAGTTATTAAGTTGATTAATATTTGCGAACATTTAAATTATTGTAAAGATAATATTGCTTCAAATAATAAGATATTCAATTATTTTAACTATTAATTATTTATGTAAAATTCTAATATTTTATCATTAATATCATTAAAATTTTTATTAATATATGCATCTTTATTAATGAAAAATTTAGTATTATTTTTTTTATTAATAAAATTAATAAATTCTTTTATAGTTTTATTTGAAATTTTAATATTTATTTTTGCAAAAAATAAAAAACATATGTTAAAATAATTAAAAGAATTTACTTCATAATTATTATATATTACAGATATATAAATTAAATTATCAAGATAAGAATAATTCAATTTATTTACCAAATTATTAATTATTACATTATTTATAATATCATTAGATATATATAGATAGTCTTTTAATGCAAAAAAGTTATCTATAGTGTCATAAGTGTTATTTAAATTTATTAATTCTTTCTTAATATTATCTCTAATTTTTCCTCTCATAGACCATTTTGGAGTACTGTCTTTTAAAAAAGGTATATTATACTTTAAAGCAAAATCAATAATATTTTTTTTATAAATATTAAGCATTGGTCTCCATAGTACAAGATTATCAATGTTAGTAAACATATTCATACCACTTAAATTATTATAATTTTTTTTGGCGGATATATTAGTTATGATATTTTCAAAACAATCATCTTTATTATGCCCTAATAAAACATAGACATCTTTGCTATATTTAAAACCATATTTATACATATCAAACCTAATTTTTTTAGTAATATCTTCGTATATACTTCTTAATGTATTAGAATTGTTACATTGATTTCTATTTATTTCTGAAATTTTTCTATAAATTAGTTTAGTATTATTGATATGACAATAATATTGTACAAATTTTAATTCATCATCACAACAATTTCTATTATTATAATCGATATGTATAGGAATAATTTTAATATTTTTATCTTTATTAATATCATTTATTTTAGTAATAATATATAAAACAACATTACTATCAACACCACCAGATATAGAAACGATTATAGTAGAATTTTTTTTTAATTTAATATAACTATTGTATATTTCCTTATAAATATCATTATTGATTAAATTATTATCATTAATGATATTCATATTATTATTTTCCAAAATATTTAAATTAAAATTAATATTATTAGTTATATTTGATAATTCAGATATTTTGATAAAAAATTTATTATAATATATATATATATTATTCAGAGTATTAATTATATATTTTTTTGCTAAATTTTTGTTATATTCAGTAGTTGTAGTATATTTATAAATATTAATAAACCTATAAATAATATATTTTATCTTATCAATATCTAAAATATGTCTATATGGTAAATAAATGAAGCATAATTCTGCAATATTTAATTTATTACCATATAATTTAATTGCTAATTCTGAATAAAATATTGCTTTACTTGAATAGTAATCGATATTTAAAGAATTTTGTAATATGCGATTTTGATGTCTTGGGATTTGGTCTAATAATATTATTGCACCAATTATCTCCTGTTTTAAATTATTTTCTAAATAAATTTTGTTAATATAATTAAAATATTTATTAGTTAAATAAATATCATTAGATATTTTTTTATCAAACCAGTATTGTGGATTACCAAACCACTCATAATATAATTCTGATAATATATATGACATATTCAATAATATATATTAAAATATTTTTATATGTCTTTTATTATATAGAATGAATAAAAAAGATAATATATTACAATATATACCAATAATATCTTATAAAATATTATTTATTTTACTTATATTATCAGTAGTATTAAATATAATTTATGTTTATTCAACTAAATTTAAAAAAACAATAATTGTTGATGAAAAACATACATATGGTTCTAATAATGCTAAAGGAAGCCAAAGTATAAGTGATAGTAAAAATAATGTATATATATTGAAAAATTCTATATATGTATTACATTGGAAAAGCGTAGAAGTATTTAATAAATTGGATGAAGGAAATAAATATTTAATAGAGGGTCATGGTATACGCGTTCCTATATTAGGTTTATTTCCAAATATAACAAATGCAAAAATAATAAATTAGGATTTATTATGGTTTTAAAATTTTAAATTTACACTATTTTTAATAATAATAAATATAAATCAAGTATTTTAATATATATATAAAAAAAAGTAATATTAAATATATTAAATGAATAAGATATTAAATATCATAGTTATATATACAAAGATATTAAGTAATCGTTTACAATATATTAATAGTACAATAACTTTTATAAAAAATCTATGTGAAAAAAATAATATCAAAGTTAATATTATAATAATTGATAATCCAGAATGCGATGATATAAAGAATGATATAGATAATTATAATAAAAGAGTTAATTACGATAAAATTGATAATTGTGAATATAATACTAATATAGCACCTTTAAATCCAAATCAAATTTCTAATATAGAAAAACAAAGAAAAGCACTGCTTAACACGAAAGAAAACGAATATAATTTAATAATAGAAGATGATGTTATTATAAGTAATGATTATATAGATAATATAGAATTATTAATTTGTAATATTAATATATTAGAAAATATTGATTTACTAATTACAAGTGATTTTATATATAAAGACAATAAAAATATTGAATTAATTGAATTTAAAGAATACGATAAAATTTTGATTAGTAAATCATCATATTTTATTAATAATAAAACAGCAATTAAATTATTTGAATATACACATATATTTAAATATGATTATAAAACATCTTTAACAAAATTTTTAAAAGAAAATTTAACAAAAATAAATAGTTGTGTATTAAATAAATGTACATTTTTAGAAGGAAGTAAGGTAGGTATTTTTGGTAGTACATTAAAAAATAAAAATTTTTTATCACAAAATTCACAATATATTCAATTGGCAAAATTAGTAAATTATGATATTATAGATAATAATATGCTTGAAAATGCAGATAATATATATAAATTATTAGAAAACTTAGATAATCCAGAAATTGATCATTTATATGGTTTATTATGTTATAAATCAAATAATATAGATAATGCTAAAAAACATATTAATAAAGCCGTAAATAATTTAAAAAAAAATAATAATTATTGTTCAAAATCAAATGAAATATTAAATAACGCGATAAATATTTATAAATTAAATCAAGAATATTTTCAAGAATGTGATAAATTAAAATCTAAATATTCTTAATTTTATTTATCATAAGATGATAATTTTTGTTCTATAGATTGTATTTTTTTATTTAACGCAGAATTATTTTCAGTCAATAATTTAATATTTTTTTCAAAAGCATCTGTTTTTTTAAGAAAATTATCGTTACTGGTTTTATTATCGTTGGTAATTTTAGTTAAAGTTTCTGAAAATTTTTTATTATTTATTTCATTTAGATTTTTATCTATAATATTTACATTATTTGATAATGTTTGTAAATTTGAAGTAATATTTTTAATATTATCGTATGTTTTATTTTTGAAGGTATTAAATTCATTTTCTAATAAACTTAATTTATCATCATTCTTTTTTAAATTAATATTTAATTCAATATTATTTTTTTTTAATTCTTCATTATCATTATTATTATCTGGTATTTGTAAGTTATTAAATTTTTTTTCTATATCTATTATTTTATTTTTCAAAAAAGCACTCATTATCCTATTTATTAATAAAGATTAAAATTTTATATAAAAAATGATTATCTATTAATATTAGTAGACATAAACAAAGTAATGATACAACCAATTAGATGTTTTACTTGTGGTAGAGTAACTGCCGACCAAATAGATTATTATAATATTGAGAAAGAAAAATTAATTAAAGAAAAAAAAATAGATAATACAGTAGATAACAATCATTTCTATAAAACTTATACGAAAGAATTACTAGATAACTTAGGTGCAACAAGATATTGTTGTAGAAGGATGTTTATTACAGATGTTGATTTAATGAATGTAATTTAAATTCTTGCTAATTTTTAAGAATGACTGAAAATACTCCAAGCATTATTACAGTTGATACAAAATTAAAAGATATTGATAAATATATCGAAGAAACAATAGAAAACAAATTCAATATACTAAAAGACTCAATAAAATTAGAAAATAAAACAGATAAAAATATTAGTAATTTAACAATATCTGAATTATACGAGAATACAATACAATATTTTATTGATATAATAAAAGATATAAGTTCGTTTTTAACAATAAATCATAAAAATTTTTCAAATGAAGAATATAGAAATAAATTATTTGATATTTTTTTTAGTAAGGATAGAGTATTATATAGTGGTATTGTTTTGATATTTATATCTTTTATTATTTATTTTATTGATAATATCAGCATATAAAAATATAATTTAATTTAATAAAGATGAATGATAAATATAATTATTCATACATATATATATTTATTTTAGCATTAATTTATTATATTATTGCAAATTATGAAACAAATGTTTTAATATCGTTAATAATAATAATAATAATAGGATATTTTTTTTATTTAAAAACAGAAAATGATTTAAAAAATAATAAATCAAAAGAAAATAATATTAGTGATAAAATAAATAAAAATATTGAAAATATTGAATATTTTAATTCTATCAACCCAAATATTAATAAAATTCCAAAAAAATTTAAATATTTATTAAATGATAAAATTTTGACAGAAATTATTCTTAATATAAATTTTATAAATAAATTTAACAAAACATTATATGTTGATATACTAATTAATTTTGATAAATTAATGAAAATATATATATATATATTATCAAATTTATATGACCCTAAAATATATATTTCATCATATATTGAAACTCGTAATATTATTTTAAAACTATTAGAATCTACAAAATTAAATGTACCTTTAATATCAAAATATGGAATTATATTTAATTTACATAATAGAATTGATAAGAATATTTTACTTTTTAAAATAAGAACATGGAAATTGAATACAATAATTATTAATTATGCAAAATATGAAAAAAAAATAGAAATAGAAGATAATGAATTTCGACCTTATAATTTATAAAAAACAACTTTTCATAATTTCAAGAGGTGTTATATTAGCATCTAAAACATTACTTAAATTTCGTTTTGTACTTGCAGCAGAGTAAATTATAGTATTATCTGTATTAAAATTTTCAATAATTACATATGTTATTTTAATAATATATATAATTAAGTGTATTAATAATAAAGCTAAAAACATAATTTAACCAGTTCTATTAATATAATTTTTAATATTTTGTGGAAAAGTCGGTATTAAAGTGTCAATTATTATAATACTTAATATACTAATTAATGCTATAAATATACTTCTTTTAATTTTTATAATTTCATCGGGAGTTAAATATATTATAAGTGTTATTACTATTAATAATATTAAGTTTTTCACAAGTCTTAAAATAAATTCGTGATAATCTATATTCATTTTCTAAAACTATATAAGATTATTTTAATTATCAATAATTATATATGGTAGATTTAGTTAGTACTAAAGAATATGACTATTTAGATGAAGATAAACAAATTAAAAATCAAAATTATTGCCTATTATCATTTATTAGTCCCGAAGAAGTTATTAAGAATAAAGAATCATATTATGTTACCGCGTTTTTAGATAAATTTTCTAAAGATATGAATACATTATTTAACGGTTTAAAAAATGTAAATCCAGATAACATAGACTTAATTGATAATATCAGAAAAGAACATAATTATTTATTTGATATAAATGATCTTGATTCGCAATATAAATTTTCTAAAACTGTAAATGAATCCGATGTTGAAAGACTATATCATAAAGAAAATAATTTTCAAACCAGTATGAGAGGTATTAAAGTAAGAGGAGTTTTTGATACTATTGAAGAAGCAAAAAGAAGAAGTGAATTTTTAAAAAAACTAGATAAAAATCATAATATATTTATTGGTCAAGTTGGTTGTTGGTGTCCATGGTCTCCAAATCCCGATGATCTCGATAATCAAGAATATTCGGAAACTCAATTAAATACATTGATGAAAGAATATAAGAAAAATCAAGAATCAAAAGATGAAATTTTTGAAAAAAGAAGGGAAGACAATATAAAAACAAAATTAGATGATGTAGAAGAAAGTACAGCGGAAGTTGAAACAAAAATGTCGGAACTAGATACTGTTTTTACAGAAAAAGATCCTTGGACTCAAAAACAAGAGTCTAAACAATAATAAGTAATTTATTTTTTCTATTATTATATTAATAATGAAAGTAATTTCTATATTTTTTCTATTTATAGGTATTATATTAGTTATACATGCTTATTATAAAAATATGACAGTTTGCCCAGAACAGGAAACAATAATAAAATATGTTCCAAGAAGTATTTACGAGCAACAAATGAATGATGAACAAAAATTAACTGAATTTTATAAAGTAATGTTTGATGGTTCAAATATTAAAAAGAATGATTATATCCCAATTGTACCAATATCTGAATCTGCGTCTGTATAAAACAATTAATCTAATTATATAAACTTTGTAAAATTTAAATATTAAATATTAATAAGTTTATATAATTAGATTAATGATATATAATTTAAATAATATAACATCTAAACTTTATGATATTATAAATGACGATAAAGATATTGAATCAAAAAAAAATTTATTAGAATTAAAATCTATGATTACCGATTATCACAAAAATATAGAAAATATTAATACCGAAAATACTGATAAAATGATGTATTATAATATACATTATAATAATCCACGAATTATTCAAGACAAATCATATGACGATTATTTAATTCAAAGAAATGATATTTATGAAGAATTAATTAAAGATTTTAATATTATAACCATAAGAAAAATAATAAATTTTTCAAATTTTAATTATAATGATATTCCAGATATTTATAGTTATAATATAGAAGTTAATAAAAATTTCAAGGAATTTAATATCGAAGTTTATAATAATAAGAATCCATTAAATATAGATAATCATATAAATGAAAATGAAAATGACAATGACAATGATATAGACTTTGAAATACAAGAAGAGAAAAAACAACACATAACATCTCCACTTCAAGATATTGAAACTAAAAAAGACATATTAGATATAACAAATAGTAAATGTAATGAAGATACAATAAAAAAATGTAAGAAAAAAGGGTTAATATGTAATTATAAATCTGGTAGATGTATTGAAAAAGATGGAGCAACTTATAAAAACTTATTAAAAGAATATAAAAAAGAAGATAAAAAAGAAGATAAAAAAGAAGATAAAAAAGAAGATAAAAAAGAAGATAAAAAAGAAGATAAAAAAGAAGATAAAAAAGAAGATAAATGTACAGTAAAGAAACAAAATGAATGTAAGGATAAGGGAAAAATATGTAATCCTGATTCAGGAAGATGTGTCGCAAAACTGAAAAAATGATAAGTTGCGTTAAATAATTTATATCATTTATATAAACTAATTATATAAATGACAAGTAATAATACTCAAAATAATATGTCAACATCATTAGATAATATTAAAGTAGATAAACAACATAATGAAGAACTTAATGATATAAAAATTAAGGAATTATTTTCAAATGTTAAAAACCCTAATATGCAACAGAATCCTAATATGCAACAGAATCCTAATATGCAACAGAATCCTAATATGCAACAGAATCCTAATATGCGACAAAATCCTAATATGCAACAAAATCCCAATATGCAACAAAATCCCAATATGCAACAAAATCCCAATATGCAACAAAATCCTAATATGCGACAAAATCCTAATATGCAACAGAATCCTAATATGCAACAGAATCCTAATATGCAACAGAATCCTAATATGCGACAGAATCCTAATATTATGCAACAGAATCCTAATATGCAACAGAATCCTAATATTATGCAACAGAATCCTAATATGCAACAGAATCCTAATATGCAACAGAATCCTAATATTATGCAACAGAATCCTAATATGCAACAGAATCCTAATATTATGCAACAGAATCCTAATATTATGCAACAGAATCCTAATATGCAACAGAATCCTAATATTATGCAACAGAATCCTAATATGCAACAGAATCCTAATATGCAACAGAATCCTAATATTATGCAACAGAATCCT